CTGCTTACGTTGCAGGCGGTCAAGATTTAACAAGCACAACCCCTGTTTTAGATTCTTCTACAGCAGTTTGTGACTTCAATGATATTTCTTGGACATCTGCTTCATTTACTGCAAATGGATGTTTAATTTATAACTCATCAAAATCTAATAAAGCAGTTTGTGCAATTGCATTTGGTTCTGACAAAACTGTAACAACTGGAACTTTTACAATTCAATTTCCAACAGCAGACTCAAGCAACGCAATAATTCGTATAGCATAAGGAGGCCTTCCTTATGGCAAACACCTGGAATGAAACCGGAACCACCTGGTCTCAAGGACTTTGGGGTCAACAAAATAATAATACTATAACTCTTACAGGTGTTTCAGCAACATCGTCTATTGGAAATGTAATCTCATACTCCGAACAAGGATGGGGACGTGATGGGTATGGTGAAGAACCATGGGGCGAAAGTTTTGATCCAGTTATTTTTGTAGAAGGATTTGGTTTAACATCTTCGGTTGGAAGTGTAGAATCTTTTAATGAAACAGGTTGGGGTAGAGATACTTGGGGTTTTGAAGATTGGGGTGATAGTTCACAAACTGTATCTTTAACAGGTTTATCAATTACATCAAACGTTGGATCATTAGAAGCTTATAACGAAGTTGGTTGGGGCCGTGATGGTTGGGGTGAAGAAGCCTGGGGCGCAGCTAATGATTTTGCAATAATTTTAAATGGTCAACAAGCAACAGGATCAACAGGAGTATTAAACCCTGCAGATGTAATGGGAGTTACAGGAGTTTCTTCAACTTCTACAACAGGTTCTCTAGACATTGTCATTGATTTTGCAGGAACACTCACTGGTCAAGAAGCAACTGCATCTGTTGGTTCTCTATCTCCTGCTGACGTAGTAGGTATAACTGGGGTATCTGCAACTACATCTATAGGAATATTAAATCCTGCGGATGTAATGGGTATATCTGGAGTTAGTGCAACAGTATCTGAAGGTTCTGTACAAATTTCTACAAATCCTATAGTTGATTTAATAGGTCAATCAATAACTTCATCTACAGGAACATTAAACCCTGCAGATGTAATGGGTATATCTGGAGTATCTGCTACAATTAATGTAGGCTCTATAACAAATGTAATTAATACTATTGCTAGTCCTATAGGACAACAAAGCACTGCTTCAGTGGCTATTTTTGGAACATCAAATGGGTTCGGAATACAAGCGTTTGAACCTGTTGACACTGGTTCAAATTCATCGTATACAGATGTTGCAACAGGATCAAATACAATATATACTGACGCTGCATAGGAGATAAAATTATGGCATCAACTTATACTAATTTAGGTATCGAGCTTCAGGCAACCGGTGAAAACGCTGGAACTTGGGGAACAAAAACAAATACAAACTTAGAACTTATTGAACAAATTTTAGGTGGTTTTACTCAGCAATCAATTGCTGGTGGAGCACAAACAACAGCTTTAACTATTTCTGATGGAGCTACTGGTGCAACTGCTGCACATAGGATGATTGAGTTCACAGGTACAATTACTGGAAATCAAATAGTAACTATTCCAAATGATGTTCAAACTTTTTATTTTTTAAGAAATTCTACAATTGGTGCTTTCACAGTTCAGTTTAAATACGCCACAGGTTCAGGAACTACTTTTACTTTTTCAGCAACAAATAAAGGTGATAAATTAATTTTTGCAACAGCTAATGATGGAACTAATCCAGACATTGCCGCTATTGATACAGGTATACCTAGTGTTGTAGATGATGCTACACCTCAATTAGGTGGTAACTTAGATGCTAATGGTAATAATATTTTAATCGATGATACTAATTTTATTGGAGACGAAAATACTAATGAACAAATTAAATTTTCTACAACAGCTTCTGCAGTAAATGAATTATCAGTTACTAACGCTGCAACAGGCAATGGTCCTAGTTTATCTGCAACAGGTACTGATAGTAATGTAGATTTAAATATAACTCCAAAAGGAATTGGAAGAGTTGTTTTAGGTGCAGGTGCAATTCAACAAATAGCAGAAAAAGTAACTAACTCAGCTACAGCTGCAACTGGTACAGTTAACTATGATGTTATCACTCAAGCAATATTAAATTATACTACAGATGCTTCAGGAAACTGGACTTTAAATATCAGAGGAGATGGCTCTAATTCATTAGATTCAATTATGGACACAGGAGAATCTTTAACGGTAGCTCACATTGTAAAACAAGGTGGAACTGCTTATTACAACTCAGCTGTAGAAGTTGATGGTAGTTCGGTTACTCCAGAATGGCAAGGTGGTTCAGCACCTACAAGTGGAAACACTAACTCTCTTGATATTTATTCTTACACAGTTATTAAAACTGGAAGCGCAACGTTTACAGTTTTAGCAGCGCAAACACAGTTTGCATAATAGGAGGATTATATAAAGATGCCAATAATCGGTTCTAAAGGTGGTGGTTCAATAAATGCTTTTGGTTTTGGTGCAGCTGGATTTAGTTCAATAATTGCTACAGGTGGAACTATTACTGAGTACGGAATATATAGACTTCACACTTTTACTGGTTCAGGGACTTTTAATATTTCAAAAGTAGGAAATGCTCCAGGAGCTGGAACTTATGATTATTTTGGTTTAGGAGCAGGTTCTGCAGGAGTAGGTGGACAAGTACACGTTGTTCTTGGAGCAGGTGGAGCTGCAGGAATTAAAAAAGGTTCAAATGCAGTATCTGCAAATACTGGAAGTTATCCGATTACAATTGGTACAGGAGGGACACTTGGTCCAGTAAGTGGCACCTCTTCTCCTTCCAATAGTGGAAATGCATCAACTTTTTTTGGTCAAACAGCAAACGGTGGAAATGGCCTAAGTGGTCAAAGTAGAACTGGTGGATCTAATAATGATTTTAGTGGAGCAACTGTAAACGTTGGTCAAGGAACTGGCGGCGGAGCAGGAGCAGGAGCAAATGCTAGTGCTGCAGACGGTGGTAATGGTGCTTCATCATCTATTGATGGTACTAATAACGTGCATGGCGGAGGCGGTGCAGGTGGAATTGGAACTGCAGGATCAGGAGGTGGAGGACCTTTTGGTTTTGGTGGTTCAACAGCAACTGCAAACAGAGGATCTGGCGGAGGTGGAGTAGGAGCTAATGCTGGAGGTGGTTCAACAGGGTCTGATGGTGTTGTTTGGATCAGATATCAGATAAAGGCTAGTTAATTATGGCACATTTTTGTGAATTAGATGAAAACAATATTGTAACTAATGTCTATGCTGTAGATAATAAAGATATTTTGCAAAATGAAGTTGAAAGTGAATCTAAAGGAATAGAACATCTAAGAAATATTTTAGGAAATCCTAATGCAAAATTAGTTCAGACTTCTATTAATTGTAGAGATGGTAAAAGAATTGATGATTCTGGAAAAGCTGTTTTTAGACATACAACAGGTCAAAATGGATTTTCATGGGATCCTGTAAAAGAAATTTTTATAGCCCCTAAACCTTATCCATCTTGGACTTTAAATGAAACTACTAATAATTGGGAACCTCCTGTTACTAAACCTACAGAAGAACAATGTTATTATGGTCAAGATCCTTATGTGCCTTGGTCAAATTTACATGAAGAATATCCAACAGGTGAGGCATGGGAACAAGCTTTTAATTATGTAGAAGTTTTAAGTCCTATTACAAATACTATGGTAAAAGTTTCTCCTGGTAGATTAAATGTAATGTGGGATGAAGATGTCCAAAAATGGAAAGGTCTTCATACAGATGGTCAATTAAGATATTGGGATGGATCTAATTGGGACACACCTCTTTAATTTTTAAATAAAATATGATAAGTATACAGCATAAATGTATACAGAAATATTTGGAATACCTTTTTTCAGTACAAAATTAGAATTAAAAAAAAGTAATTTTTCTTTAAAAAAAGAATTTTTATCTTTAGAGAAAAAGAATAAGGGAGTTGTAAAAAGTAATTCAGGGGGTTTTCAATCAAAAACTTTATTGTGGAATCAAGAAAAATATTTATTTTTAAGAGATAAATTATTATTAGAAATAAATAATTTTTTAAAAATATTAACTGTTAAAGAACCTTTTAATATAAAATACTATCCTTTTTGGGTAAACATAAATAGAAAAGATAGCTATAACAAATGGCATTGTCATGGATCTCATCATTTTAGTTGTGTTTATTATGTTTCAGTTCCAAAAAATTCATCACGTATAGTATTTAACACTCCAGTTTTACATAAAAAAACTTCCGAAATAAGATATACAAACAATAATATTTTATCTGTTTGTGATGAACTTTATTATAATGTTGAAGAAGGTTGTTTTTTAATTTTTCCTTCTTATCTAGAACATATGGTAGAACCTAGTAAAACTACCAAACCTAGAATTAGTATTGCTTTTAATATAGATATAGAACAAAATTATGACTGACACAATATATAGTTTGTTTTCAACTCCTGTTTATTGTTCTAAAATAGAACTGTCTGATAAAGAAAATACTTTTATTATAAATCAAAAATTTGAAAGAACTGAAATAAATAACGGTAACAGATCAAAAAATACTTATGTTTTAAATTTAAAACAATTAAAAAAATTAAAACAAAAAATTGAAGATAAAATTGAAATGTATGTGAGAGATCATTTAAAAATAAATAAAAAATGTAAATTTTATATTACTAATTCTTGGATTATGGAACATGAAAAAAATGATTATGCTCAAAGTCACATTCATTCAAATTCTATTTTAAGTGGTGTACTATATATTAAAACACCTTCAAATTCTGGTAATTTAAATTTTCATTCAGATAAACACAATACTAGTTTTTTCGGAGCTACCTTAAAATTAGAATATGATAGTTATAATATTTTAAATTGTAATCAATGGACTATAGCTGTTGAAGAAGGTTTAATTGTTTTATTTCCTTCAAATACTTTACACTCTACTGAAAAATGTTATAGTGATCAAAAAAGATATTGTTTAGCTTTTAATGTTTTTGTAAAAGGCAAATTAGGTAATAAAGAAGATACAGTTATATTATGAAAAATAAAATACATCAATTGTTTGGCTTTCCAATATATAGGGCTTCTTTGAAAAAAGAAAAATACAATAGAAATTCTATTATAAAAACAATTTTAAAAAACTACGATAAATCTAAAACTAGAAATAATTGGGATAATTCAATTTTAGAATCCAGTAATATACATCATTCTTTATGTGATGATAATAATAAAGAGTATGCTGTTCCTGATTATTCTTATTTAGGTCCTATTTATATAAAACATACTAAAAAATATATTGATCAATTAAATTTAAATGGAAATGTAAAGTTTTCTTGTGCCATTGTTAATTATACTTGTATGACTCAAAACCAAAGAATGAGAAGACATTTACATGTTGATTGTGATTTTAGTGGTGTTCATTATATTAAATTTGATAATAAATATAATGACTCAACTTTATTTGAAAATACTTTACCTCACGCAAATTACATGAATAAAATAATACCTGGAGCTTTAAAAAAATTTAATAATTCTAGTGCTATGAATTCTTATTTATGTAGATATTTTAAGTATACAACTGAAGAAGATGACGTAATAATTTTTCCATCTTTATTAGAACATAGTGTACCAGAAATTAAAAGTGACAAACCTAGAATTACTATTGCTTTTAATATTAAAGTAGATAAAGATGAGTAAAGAATATACAGCTAATATTTATCCTTTATTTAGTAGTATTGTATACTCAACTAATATAAATGTTTCTATGAAAGAAAAAGAAAAAATTTTTAAATTAATACAAAAACAAAAATATAAAAAACATTCAAATAATATACACAATAGTTCAGAAATTTCTGAAAATTTAAATATTCTAAATAAAAATAAATCTTTAGAAAAAAACATTATAAATCATTTTAATTATTTTAAGGATAACATTTTACAATATAAAAATGTAACTTTTAAAGTTACAACTAGTTGGGTATCTAAAACATTACCTGAAAATGAAAGTGAATATCATCCTCATTATAATTGTTGGTATAGTGGAGTTTACTATCCTGAAAAAGATAATAGTCCAATAGAATTTATTAACTTTAATCAACAACATTCTTTTTTTACTGAACCAGTAGAATATAATGTTTATAATTCTAAAGTTTTTAAAATAAATCCAAAAGAAGATTCTTTAATATTCTTTCCACATTATTTATATCATAAAATAACAAAAACAAATAAAGAAAGATATTCTATTGCATTTAATTTATTACCTGAAGGTAATATAGGTTCTCAAGATTCATTTATAAAAATAAAACATGGATAAACAGTTTTTTTATTTAACAGGTATATTTAGATGTGGTAATACCTTACTTACATCTATTTTAAATCAAAATCCTGATTTATATGTTACCCCAAACAGTTTAGTTCCAGACATACTTTGGAGAACTTATAATTTAAAGAATGAAAGTTTATATAATGAACAAAAAGATTATGGATCATTAATTAATGTTCTTAAAAATGTCTTACCTAATTATTATGAAAAAAGAAAAGAAAAATATATTATAGAAAGAGGGCCATGGGGAACTCCTGCTAATTATGATTTGTTAAAAGAAATAAATATGTTATCTAAATTTATTGTATTAAAAAGACCTTTAAAAGAAATAGTAGCTTCTTTTTGTAAGATTGTTAAACCTGATTCACCTGCAGGTTTTATAGATTATCTTTTACATGAAGAAATTGGACCAATAGGAAAAGGTCTTTTAGCTTATAAAAATTTAAAAGATACAGATTCAAAAAATCTATTAATAATAGAATATAAAGATTTATGTAAAAATCCTAATAAAATAATTAAAGATATATATAAATTTTTAAATATACCTTTTTATAAAAAACATTTTTATAATAATTTAAAACAAGTAGACGAAAATACTAAACAAACAATTATTAGAACAGAATCTGTTAATTTAAAATCATTTGAATATGATAGATGGATTCCTAAACCTTATATAGAAATATTAAAAAAATATGAAGACACCTATATTTATTCATAAAGAAAAAATAAGTGAAGAAGCTGTAAAAGAAGTTATTAAATTTTTTAAAAAAAATAAAAAATATAGAGTACCTGGAAAAATAGGAAATTCTATAATTAATAATAATGTTAAAAAATCAACAGATGTAACTATTTTACCAGGGGATTATGAAATCAATATACCAAAATATATGAAAGATTTAAAAAGAGTTGTACAGAATTATCATTTTAAATATCCAGAAACATTTGAATTAAATTTAGCAATTACAGAAGGGATCAATATTCAACTATATCAAAAGTCAGAAGGTTTTTTTAAACCCCATTGTGAAAAAGCTAGCTTAAGAACTAGTTCTAGAGTTTTAGTTTTCATGACTTATTTAACTGATAATATAAATGGAGGAACTTATTTTAAATATCAAAACTATACTTGTCCAGCTGTTAAAGGAGAAACAATTATTTGGCCTGCAGATTGGACATTTATTCATAATGGTATTGTTGATTTTAATCAACAGAAAATGATAATTACAGGTTGGATAAATTTAGTTAATTAAACATATGTACGGAAAATTTTTTTATTATAATTTTAAAAATGCTTTTACTAATAAAGTATGTAACAATATTATAAAAAAATATAATAAGAAAAAACAAAAAGCAAAAGTAGGTAAAACAGCTGATATTAAAGAAGTTAGAAACTCTACTGTAAATTTAATTAGAGATAAAAATTTATATGACTTAATGATTCCATTTGTTACAGAAGCAAATCAAAAAGCAAACTGGAATTATGAGTTAGATTGGGTTGAAGATGTTCAATTTACATCTTATACAAAAGGTCAATTTTATGATTGGCATCAAGATTATTTTGATGAACCTTATAAATGTGATGATGTAAATTTTAATAATAAAATAAGAAAACTTTCTTGTTGTGTAAACTTATATGACCCAAAAAAATATGAAGGTGGTCAATTAGAATTTAAGATTCAAAACGAAAAAGAAGATTTAATTATAAACCCTAAAGAATTTAATAATGAACAAGGAAGTATTATAGTTTTTCCAAGTTATCTTTTTCATAGAGTAACTCCTATAATTAGTGGAAAGAGATACTCACTTGTTTTATGGTTTTTAGGATACCCATTTAAATAATGAATGTACTAATATTTGGATTACCTGGTTCAGGTAAAACTACTTCCAAATATAACAAATATATGCTATGGTAGAGACGTAGGATATAAGGTTGAAGAAATAGTATTACCTGATAAAATACAGGCTATTTCTGCTACAAAAATAAGGAAATTAAATGCTACAAAAAATAGGATTTCAACCAGGATTTAACAAACAGATTACTGAAACTACAGCTGAAGGACAGTGGGTAGGTGGGGATAACGTACGTTTTAGATATGGTACACCTGAAAAAATAGGTGGTTGGGCACAGTTAGGTGAGAATAAATTAACCGGTGCAGCAAGAGCCATGCATCATGTCGTTAATAAATCAGGGATTAAATTTTCTATAATAGGGACTAACAGAATTTTATATGTTTATACAGGAGGTATTTTTTATGACATTCACCCAATTAGACAGACTTTAACTTTAACCAATGCTTTCTCAACTACAAATGGTTCTACAACTGTTACAATTACATATGCAACACCCCATGGAATGAATCAAGGAGATATTGTTCTTTTAGATAACTTCACTACAATAACTGGATCAAATTATACCGCAACTGATTTTGATGATAAAAAATTTATGGTTGCTTCTGCTCCTACAGCATTAACCATTACTATTACAATGCCAACTGCTGAAACTGGTGCTGGAGCAACTTTATCTGGAGGAATTAGATCACAAGCTTATTACACAGTAGGTCCTGCTCAACAATTACCTGGTTATGGTTGGGGACTTGGACAATATGGAGGAACAGCCGCTAACCCTAGAACTACAACTTTAAATGGAGCATTATTAGATGATGCATTTGGCACTGGCGGTTCTGGAACTTCTATTACTTTAACTGACACTACAGGATTTCCTAGCTCGGGGACAAATTATATTCAAGTTGGTAGCGAAGAAATTTCATACACAGGTATTACAGGAAATAATTTAACAGGAATTATAAGAGCTGTTAGAAACTCTACAAGATCTGCACATTTAAGCGGTGCAACTGTTACAAACTCATCAGACTATGTTGCATGGGGTGAAGCTGCATCTGGAGATTTTGTAGTTGATCCAGGTGAATGGTCCATTGATAACTTTGGTTCAAAAGTGATTGCATTAATTCATGATGGTGCTTGTTTTGAGTGGGATTCTGAACCTTCTGCAGCAACTGCTACAAGAGCAACAATTATTTCAGGAGCACCTACTGCATCACGAGATATGTTAGTTTCTACTCCCGATAGACACTTAGTATTCTTTGGAACAGAAACAACTATTGGTGATCCAACTACACAAGATTTAATGTTTATAAGATTTTCGGATCAAGAAAATATTAATACTTATCAACCTACATCAGTTAATACTGCAGGTACACAAAGATTATCGGATGGTTCTAGAATTGTAGGAGCAGTTAGAGGTAGAGATGCAATCTATGTTTGGTCTGATACATCATTATTTACAATGCGTTTTGTAGGTGCACCTTTTACATTTGGTTTTACACAAGCGGGTACTAATTGTGGATTAATTGGGGAGAGTGCAGCAATAGAAGTTGATGGTACTGCATATTGGATGTCTGAAAATGGATTTTTTAAATATTCAGGTAATTTAGAATCAATGACTTGTTTAGTAGAAGATTATGTTTATAACGATCTAAATACTACAGCTTCACAATTAATTAATGCAGGTTTAAATAATTTGTTTGGAGAAATAACTTGGTTCTATTGTTCTTCAGGTTCTGAAGTAATAGATAGTTGTGTTACTTATAACTATATTGAATCAAGTCCACAAAGACCAATTTGGACTACTGGAAGTTTAGCTAGAACTACTTGGGTAGACTCTTCCGTATTTGGTTTACCTCATGCTACACAATATAATATATCTGATGATTTATCATTTGATGTTGTGGGTAATACTGATGGCAGCACCATATACTTTGAACATGAAACAGGAACTGATGAAGTTTTAGCTACAGGAACAAATCCAATTACATCTAACATTGAATCTGGAGATTTTGATATTAGTCAACAAAGAAGTGCTTTAGGTCAATCATCGGGTATTGCAACTTTTCAAGGTGATGGTGAATATATTATGAAAATTAGACGATTTATTCCTGACTTTTTATCTCAAACAGGAAATACACAAGTCACATTAAATTTAAGAAACTATTCAAACAGTTCTTATGCAAGTTCACCTCTTGGACCCTTTACAATTACATCATCTACAGATAAGGTAGATACTCGTGCAAGAGCAAGAGCTTTGTCTTTGAAGATTGCCAACACAGGTGTTTCTCAAAGTTGGAAACTTGGAACTTTTAAATTAGACACACAACCAGATGGACGTAGATAATGGCAAAAGTAACTTTAGTATTTACAAGACCAAGTAAAGAATACGATCAAAAAAATGCAGATGCATTAATCAGAGACCTTGATGGTTTAATTGAAAAATTAAATTCTACATTTCAACAAGACCTTAGAGAAGAACAACAAAGATTTTCTTGGTTTAATGGTAGATATGGAGGTTGTTAGTGTCTTGTAATAATGTAAATGTAGAACCTACAGTTATTGGTGGTGGAAATGGATCAAATGCTTATGATGCATTTGGAAGATTAAGAGTTTCTAATCCATTTACTATTTTTGATAGTGCAAATGTAATGTCAAAGAATAATCTCTTTGATGAATCTTTAACAGGATCCGGAACAGTTTCATATACCGCAAATAAATCTACAGTTAATTTAAATGTAACTACAGCTAGTGGCGATAAAGTCATAAGACAATCCAAAAGAGTTATGTCTTATCAACCAGGTAAATCATTATTTATATTTAATACATTTGTAATGAATGCACAAGAATCTGGATTAGAACAACGTGTTGGAACTTTTGATGCAAACAATGGAATCTTTTTTGAAGACACTGGAACAGGTTATCAAATTGTAAGAAGAAGTTATACATCAGGTTCAAGTGTTGATGATCCAATTGCACAGTCAGCTTGGAATGGTGATAAATTAGATGGTACAGGAGCTTCTGGCTATACACTC